AGAAAAATTAGAAGAAAAATTAGAAGAAAAATTAGAAGAAAAATTAGAAGAAAAATTAGAAGAAAAATTAAAAAAATTAGAAGAAAAAATTAATTATTTAAAATCACTTCCACAACCAGAACAGCGAACAAATGAATGGTATTTATATAGATGGAATTTAATAACTGCTAGTAATGCCTATAAAGCATTTGAAAGTCAAGCACAAATTAACCAGCTTATTTATGAAAAATGTCAACCTGTAAAATTGCTTAATAATTTAAATAATACTACATCTCTTGAAGATTTTAAATTTATTAATATTAATTCAACATTACATTGGGGTCAAAAATACGAACCATTATCTGTTATGATTTACGAAAAATTACACACTACTAAAATAGATGATTTTGGTTGTATTAAACATCCTAATTACTATTTCTTAGGTGCTTCACCTGATGGTATTAATATTGATAAAACAAATCCTATTTATTATGGTCGTATGCTTGAAATAAAAAATATTGTAAATCGTGAAATAACTGGAATTCCAAAGCGTGAATATTGGGTCCAAATGCAGTTACAAATGGAAGTTTGTGACTTAGATGAATGTGATTTCTTTGAAACAAAATTTATTGAATATAGTGATTATACCAGTTATTTAGATGATATTATTAATAATCCAATTATAAATATTAATAAAGATAGTAATATTACTGATTTAGTTCGTGATAATAATAATCCAGTTAAAAAAGGTAATTTATTAAAAGGTATAATTATTTATTTTAATACTAAAAACGGTATTCCATTTTATGTTTATAAACCACTTGAATTAATTGATGAAAAAGATATTAAATTATGGGAAGAAAAAACTATTGAATATTATCAAAGTGATGAATATAATCATACATTTATTAAATTTATTTATTGGAAATTAGTAACTTATAGTTGTGTTTTAGTTAAACGTAATAGAGAATGGTTTACCAATAATATTACCCAAATTAAAAATGTTTGGGAAACTATTGAAAAAGAACGAGTTAGTGGCTACGAACATCGAGCACCAAAAAAATCTAAAAAAGAACTTGCTTCTTGCACAAGTATTACAGGAAAAACTAATGAATTTTGTTTTCTAAAAAAAGTATAAAATACCAAATGGTCTGTTTAATAAGATAATTTATTATCTTTTAATTTCCACATTTCAAAACTAGTTAATGAATTATCAGAACTTACACGCTTTATATTTAATGACCTATCTTCTATTTGTTTCTCTAGTTCGCAATAAATAAAATCATCATCAAATCCAATATTTCGTGCATCAATACGTGTATTTGAATAATAAACATCCTTAATTTTAGCCCAGTATATTGCGGATAAACACATTGGACACGGTTCACAACTTGTAAATAAAATCTTATTACTTAAATTAAAATTATTTAAAGCTTTACAAGCGTCGCGTATTGCGTTTATTTCAGCATGAGCTGTAGGGTCATTTAACTCAGTAACTCTATTATGATTAAGTGCTAATATATTAAAATTTTCATCTGTAATTATACAGCCAAATGGTCCACAACCTTTAACTACACTTTCTTCTGCTAATTCGTGTGTTTTAGCAATTAAATCTTGTATTTTTTGTTTATTATTAATATTATCATTGTTTTGTAATTTATTAACAATATTCTGGTTTTTATTTTGATTTTTATTTACTTCTTCAAAATAATATAAATTTTGTGTATTATTTATATTATTTATATTATTTATATTATTTATATTTTCCATAATAAACTATTACTAATAATAAAATAATAATTTTTAAACGTTAAAAACTTTTAAGCCAAAAAATATCCTATTCTTACTTGATTTTTGGGGTCTAAATCTACAGGAGGTAATGGTGTAATTATATTTGGACCGTGACATTTATTATTATATATACCACATAATGAAGCTGGAGTACAACTACCATTATCTGGATTTATTGGATATTTTAAATTATTTGTAGCTTGTGTAAAATTACCAACTTCATAAATAGGTCTAGAATTCATTAATGTTATACCACTAGCATTACTAAGCAAATTATTTTTTTCATCAAAACTAACAGGATAACTATTTAATAATAAATTTGTTTCTTCATCTGGATAATTACCATAACTATTTAATGTATTAAATTTTTGAAACCCTTCATTTATATTATTAAAATATTTAATTAATATTAATATACTTACTAATAATATTAAAATTACTAAGGCACTAGATGTAGTTAAAAACTTTAATGGTAACTTTAATTTCATAATTTATTATATATTAAGATAAGATTAATTACTTAAGACTAATTTATAAAATTATAATAATAATTTAAAAATATAAGATTAATATTATAAATAAATAAAATGACTAATTCTTTAAATACTATAAATTTAAATAATACTAATGAAATGCGTGTTGTAAAACGAGATGGAAGTCTTGAATATTTAGTTTTTGATAAAATATTAAATCGTATTAAAGTGTTAGGTGAAGTGTCAAATTTACAAATTAATTATCAGTCATTAGCAATTAAAGTAATAGATCAATTATATGATAAAATACCTACTACTAAAATTGATGAATTAGCTGCCGAACAATGTGCTGTTATGTCAGGTAATCATCCAGATTATTCAATATTAGCAAGTCATATAGTAATTTCAAATCATCAAAAAAATACAAATGCTTCTTTTACTCAATCTATGGAACTTCTCTATAAATTTACTGATATTAATGGTAAACATAATCCTTTAATTAGTGAAGAATATTGGGAATTTGTTAAAACTAATTCAGTTATATTAGAATCAATGATTGATTACAAACGTGATTTTTTAATTGATTATTTTGGATTTAAAACATTAGAACGAGCCTATTTATTTAAATTAAATTCCAAAGTTATTGAACGACCACAACATATGTGGTTAAGAGTAGCAATTGGTATTCATGCTATTAATAGTATAAATACTATGGTTAATGGTAAACATTTAATAATACAAAATAAACTAGCAAACACAACAAAAATATTAAATTTAATTAAAGAAAGTTATGATTTAATGTCATTAAAATATTTTACACACGCAACACCTACATTATTTAATGCTGGTACGCCACGTTCTCAACTTTCTAGTTGTTATTTAATAGCAATGGAAAATGATAGTTTAGATGGTATTTTTAATACATTACACGATTGTGCTATGATTTCAAAATATGCTGGTGGAATTGGTCTTCATATTCATAATATACGTGCTAAGGGTACTCATATACAAGGAACAAATGGTATATCTAATGGACTTGTACCAATGTTACGCGTATTTAATAATACAGCACGATATGTAGACCAATGTATTTCAGGTGAAACAAAAATTAAAGTTGGAAATAAATTTATTAAATTAGGAGAATTATTTACATCTTATAATAATTCTAATAATAAAAATCATTTTACATTATCAAATTTACCTATTAATGACCCTAAAGGTTATTCACGTGATTGGTTTTTAACACATAATGAAACACACGACCCAGAAATTAGTAATGACTTTTTAAATTATAATACTAGTGAATATTTAGATATTCCAAAAAATCTTTATTTAGAAAATAATGATGATATTATTAAAAGTATTATTAGTCACGATTATAATGGTAAGATTATTAATTTAACTTCAAATTTAAATCCAAATGACCCAATTGGATTAACACCAGACCATCCTTTATTAATTTATGATACTAAAAATAAATTAATTTCATGGTCATCAGCTAAAGATGTTGTAGTAGGTGACTTAGTTGTTTATGAAAATTGTTCGTTAGGTGTATTAATTGACGTGCAACATAATGATTATTGTGGAAAAGTATATGATATTGAAATGACAAATTATCCAAATATAATTACGAGTGCTGGTGTAATACATAATGGTGGTGGACGACGTAATGGTTCATTTGCTATTTATTTGGAGCCATGGCACGCAGATATTGAAGATTTTTTAGAACTAAGAAAAAATCACGGTGATGAAGAATTAAAAGCACGTGATTTATTTTACGCATTATGGGTTTCTGATTTATTTATGAAGCGTGTAAAAGAAAATGCTGATTGGTCTTTATTTTGTCCTCATAAATGTCCTGGATTAAGTGATGTATATGGTAATGATTTTGTAAAATTATATGAAAATTATGAACTACAAGGATTAGCATCTAAAACAATAAATGCACGTGAATTATGGTTTAAAATATTAGATGCACAAATGGAAACTGGAACACCATATTTATTATATAAAGATGCTTGTAATGAAAAATCAAATCAGAAAAATTTAGGTGTAATAAAGTCATCTAATTTATGTACTGAAATATTAGAATATTCTGATGCTAATGAAACAGCTGTATGTAATCTGGCTTCAATTGCCCTTCCGACATTTGTAAATAAAACCACAAAAGAATTTGACTATGAAAAACTTCATCAAGTTACAAAAATAGTAACAACAAATTTAAATAAGGTTATTGATATTAATTTTTATCCTACATCTAAAACACTAGTTAGTAATTTAAAACATAGACCTATTGGTATTGGAGTACAAGGTCTTGCGGATGCGTTTGTTATGATGGATATCGCATTCCATAGTGATAAAGCTTTAGAAGTTAATAAACGAATATTTGAAACTATTTATCACGGCGCATTAGAGAGAAGTAATGAATTATCTATTGAACGTAAAGATTATATTCAATTAACAGGTGATTATTCATTATTAAATGATTATGAAATGGCTAATAAATCTACATCATATTGTGGCGCTTATTCTTCATTTAAAGGTTCACCCTCATCAGAAGGTAAATTACAATTTGACTTATGGAATACTGAAATAACAAATGAAAATTTTGATTGGACGAGTTTAAAAAAATCAATTATTAAACATGGATTAGTAAATTCATTATTAGTCGCCCCCATGCCTACGGCATCTACATCACAAATACTTGGATTTAATGAGTGTTTTGAACCATTTACTAGTAACTTATATACACGTAAGACATTAGCAGGTGAATTTGTAGTAGTAAATAAATATTTAATGAGAGATTTAATAAATGAAGGACATTGGAATGAAGCAATTAAAAATAACATTATTGCTAATAAAGGTTCAGTTCAACAGTTAGATTTTTTACCACAACATATTAAAGATAAATATAAAATTGTATGGGAAATGCCTATGAAACATATTATTAATATGGCTTCAATTAGAGGATTATTTATTTGTCAAAGTCAGAGTTTAAATTTATGGGTAGAAGACCCAAATTATAATATTTTAACATCAATGCATTTTTATTCTTGGACTAAGGGATTAAAAACAGGAATTTATTATTTACGTAGAAAAGCTAAACATCAACCACAACAATTTACAATAGAACCAGAAAATAAACAATCAAATGATAATAGTGAAAATAATGAATTAACTGAAACAATTTGTGAAATGTGTTCGGCTTAATTAGGAGAATTACACCCACCAATTTTATATATTTTATATTTGAAAAAATAAATAAAATATTTTATATTTTTATATTTGGTATCGGTGTAATTTGTTCCATTAATCTAGAATTTAGATAACTTCCTATACCAAACGCAGGAATAACTCGTATTATTCGTCCTGTTAATATATTTTTATAATTAATTTTAATTGACTTTAATCGTTGACTTAACATGGCATCTTTACAATTTAAAATATCAAAGGCTAATATATGAATTGGTGTAGAGAAAATTTGGGCGAATGCTGGTGTGCCTAATGAAATAATAAATTCATTAAGATTTTTATTTTTATTTAATAAATAATTATTATTACTAAGATTATCAATTAAAAATTTATTACTATTAAAACAACTATAAACAGTAATCATATCACGTAATCCAAATAGAAAATAAGGAATTAATGACTTTGATTTTAATAATGGAGATTTTTTTATATTTATGAATTTATTAAACTTAATATCTTTATAAATAATGGATACTGAATTTACAAATGTAGTAAGCGCTAATGTCAAAAATTCATTATTAGTTTGTTTAGTTAAATTATAAGTAATATATGTTGCTGAATAAACGTCGAACATAATATTATTTAATTTAATAAACTTACATAATGAATGCTTTGAATTTAAAAACTTTTTAAATGTAATTAATGTGGATTTATGTAATTTAATATTTTCAATTTGTGATTTTATAATTGATAAATCAATTAATGTCATAAATGGACTAATTATTGAAGAACTTATTAAACCTGCTAAAATACCACTAATATAATCGTTTATTAAATTAAAAATCATAATTTACATAACTATTTAATTTTAAATTATGATTTGTCAGTTTTAATTATTATAATTTTTTTTAGTATTTTTTTTTATTAGATTTCTTGGCGAATAATAAACAATAAAATAAAAATTGATTAAAATAATAAAACTTATCGATAAAATATAATTTAAGGAGAATAAATATGTCTAAATTAACAGAAATAGAGAGAAAAGAATTACAATCAATAAATTTATCTAATCATCAATATCCATTAGAAATATTAGAAAAATATGGCAATTATTTATGTAAAAATGAATTATTGAAAACACAAAAATTAGATGCCAAGTTTATAGCTAAATATATATTAAATGATGATGTTAAAGATAGTGTAGATATCGAACTAAAATTATCTTTTAATTATGTATTGAAATATCAGCCTTGGATTTATCCAAATGAACTTGGTGAATGGATAATAAAAACTCCTAATTCTTATTTTTAGAGAAATAATTATATAATTTTACATACTTAAAGTAAGTTTAATATTATTATTTACACCCTTGAAGATTTAAAATATTAATTTTAAAAATACTTAAAATATTAATATTAATATTAATTATTTAATATTTTTTATTTCTAATGAAATTTATGGTTTTTGACTGTGAAACAACTGGACTACCTAAAATAAAACACCTTACTAATCAAAATAATATTTTACAATTATGGCCTCATATTATTCAACTTAGTTATATTGTTTATAATATTCAGAATAATTGTGTAGAGAAAATAAGTAATAATTATATTAAATTACCTGAAAATTTTATTTTAAGTAAAGAAATTAAAACTTTGTTAAATATTGATGAAGAATTAATTTATATTAAGGGTTTAGATAAATATAATGTATTAAGTGAATTTATTGAAAGTACTAAAGATGTTGATTTATTAGTCGGACATAATATTGATTTTGATATAAATATTATTAAAGCTGAATTATTTCGTATGCTAAATGATGCTGAAACTAAAATTAAAAATAATATTAATAAAGATAATAATAAAGATAATAATAAAGATAATAATAAAGATAATAATGAAGATAATAATAAATATAATTATGAAGATAATAATAAAGATAATAATGAAGATAAAATAAAATTATTTAATAATACTTTATATAATACAATTAAACAATATATAAACCATTTTATTAATAAAAAAACTTTCTTTTGTACTTGTAGAGAATATACTAATTTTTGTGGAATTATAAAAATTAATAAATTTGGAGAAAAATATTATAAATATCCAAAATTAATTGAATTATATTATAAGTTATTTAATGAAGAACCTAAATGCCTACATAATTCTCTCTATGATGTATTAGCTACAATGAGATGTTATATGTTTTTACAACATAATATTGATATTTTTAAGAATAATGAAGAATTAAATAATTTATTCTATAATGGTATTTGAGAGAAATGAATATTATATTAGATAGTAATAAGTATTATAAAAAATATTAAAGATTTATAAATAGTAATAAAAATATAAAATATGCATTATGTTGATGGAAGAAAAATAAGTTTTGATGAAATAATAATATTGAAAATGATATAAATGAACTAAATTTATTTTCATATTTTTATGAAATGATAAATTATTTAATTACTTACTTTAGTAATTCATTACAATATGTCAAGGTTATAAAGATATAATAGGTTTAACTAATTATTATTAATTATTAATATTTATTAATAATAATTTTTAATGTTAATAAAACATTTAGTATTACCTGGTGGTGGTCCAGTATTTTTCACTCAAATTAGTACTTTACAACA